GCGGTGAGAGAGGATTTGGTGACCCCAGGGCAATATGTGACCAAGGAGGCTGTGCGATGAATGCGGCAGGGGACATGGCTGAGAAGCTTGGGTTGAAGACCAAGCAGGGGCGGGAACTGCTGTATGCTGCTGTGGAGTTAGTGCAGTTGATGGACAAGAAGCAGCAGGATTATGGGCCAAGGAACATCGATGAGTTTGGGATCTTGGGCGTAGTGGTACGGATGAATGACAAGATGGAGCGGATAAAGAATCTGCTGCGAAAGGATAAGCAAGCCTCTTGTGAGGCTTATGTCGATTCGTTCAAGGATATGGCAGGATACGCCCTTATCGGTGTGCTTTTGGAGGAGAAGAAGTGGGGGTAAGAGAAGCGTTCGATTTGGACATAGCTATCTCCATTGCCTGTGCATTGTGCGTAGCTTGTTTTCTATTGCGTAGCAGGTGAGCAGCGAAGTTGGGTCTTGCGGCAGCAAGAACAGACGAAGCAACTAAGCAAGCAAGTAACCATGGATTACAAGGAGAGCGCGGAACTTCGGGGTCGCGCCTTCGCACGCACCCCTGCGCGTACTGCGGCTTATGCCTGCGGGGCATTCGCCCCTTCGAGCATAACCCTTGTACTTGCTAGTGTTGCCATTCTTTCTTTGTATCTCTGCGGTAGCAGATTACATCCAGAACCGGAGTGGGAGATGAGAGAGCAGAATAAGCCCCTTCCCATAAAGAAGGAGCTTTTAATGCTTGATAGACAGATACATCCGTCACCGTCGCGGTTTGAATCGCTTCGCATTTTTGCCGTGGCACGAGCAGAGGTTTACCCATCAATGTACTCTAGTCTACTCTAGCGGACTCCACGGAAAGCAGTGCATTTGAGGCACTTCTATTAAGAGCGCGAGGCAAACTCGCTCTCCTCTCCTTCACTGGTATGACGATTTCACTCGTAGCATGACAGTTACGCTGTCTCTATTTGAGACACCACAAACATACGAACATATGGACAAAGAGCAAGAGAAAAAGTTCATGGAGCAGATTCTGAAGTTTAAGCAGGAACCGCATCCTCTCATTCCGACAGTGAGCCAAGATCAACGGCTCAAGATGGTGGACAACGTGGGGATTGCAAAGACCCTGGAGCTTCTTGAGATTCGCGAGAACAGGATTAAGGCAGAGCACACCGATCCCATTCGATATGGGACAGAGTTTGATTCGTGGAAGGATTCGGACAAGCTTATGGGTGAGTTCAACGAAATGGTCATCCTGGGAGGAAACAGGGCAGGCAAGACCGAGTATGCAGCCAAGAGAGCAGCGCAGATGTTCGTTGGAGCAGACGTGGGCGGAATGCCGGACTGGGTCAAAGAGCGGGTAGAGCGCAGAGGCATCAGGATATGGATGCTCCACACTAGCCACTTCACAAGCGTGTCAGCGCAGCAGAACGTCTTTTACAAGTACTTGCCCATTGAACTCAAGACGCTCAGGAAAAGCGTTCACACGCAGATCAACTACAGCCAGAAGAACGGCTTTACGGACAACACGGCAGTGTACATGGGAAACCAAGTGTGGTTCATGAACTACTTCCAGGACATCAAGGTCATTGAAGGGGGTGAAGTGGACTTCATCTGGTGTGACGAGTTGGTGCCGCAGGATTGGCTAGAGACCTTGAGATACCGTCTTGTCACAAGGAACGGCAAGATGCTCATCACGTTCACGCCTCTGGATGGCTATACGAGCGTGGTCAAGGAGTACATCAACTCTTCCAAGATTACGCATTGGAAACCTTCCGAACTGCTTCCAAACAACAACGTGATTGGAGTGCCAAACGGACACATGCCATACATGGCAAGAAACGTGTTCGGCAAACACGCCTGCATTTGGTACCACTCCAAGGACAACCCGTACAATCCTTGGCACCGGATGAAGGAGACCCTTCGCGGTAAGACAACCAACGAGATTAAGATCCGCGCATACGGCTGGGCGGAAGCAACAGCAGGAAGCCAGTTCCCATTGTTCAACGACCACAACGTGTTCAGTAAAGACCCAAGAGAGATCGAGGGCACCAACTACATGGTTGTAGACCCAGCAGGAGCACGGAACTGGTTCATGCTTTGGGCAAGAGTGGATAAGAACGGGGTCATCTGGGTGTACAGAGAATGGCCAGACCAAAGCTACGGAGAGTGGGCGTTGCCGTGCGAGAAGCCGGATGGAAAACCAGGGCCAGCACAAAGAAGCTCCGCAGGCAGGGGAGTTGACGAGTATTCGTTGCTCATCCAGACGCTGGAAACAGACGACAAGACACGCGAAGAAATCGTCGAACGCTACATTGACCCCAGAAGCGCAGGGACAGCAGCAATGACCAAGGAAGGCGGCGTAACGCTCCTCGATATGCTCTCAGACGCTCATGTGCCACTGTACTTCATTCCGGCAGCGTCAGCAAACGTGGATGAGCGTGTCCTCGTCATCAATGACCTCCTGTGCTATGATAGGGAGAAACCCCTAGAGGAAGGCGTGAACTTCCCAAGATTAATGATTCATGAGAGTTGCCAGAACCTCATTTACAGCATGAGAGAGTGGACTGGAGCAGACGGGCAAAAAGGTGCTAGCAAAGACCCTATTGACGCACTAGGATATTTGGTAATGATGAGTCCGCAACATCAGGGAGCAGCAGACGAGTTCATAAAGGCGGGACAAAAATTTGCAGGAGCGTACTAATGACTTACGACAAAGACCCACTAGCGATTGCAGGATCAACTCCAGATATTGGAGACCTGCTGGATGAGTACAACCGCTCCATGGTGAACTCTAGCCAAGGCAACTTGGCAACCAAGTTTGATAACATCCGCTTTTGCAGATGGAACGGGCAAACGGACGATGGCAAGAAATGGAGCAAGTGGCGCGAAGAAGGCAGTCCAGCGTGGCCCTTTGAAGGAGCGTCCGACGTAAGATTGCGTCTTGTTGACAGCACCTGCAACGAACTCTCAGCCCTCCTTGTCACAGCTTACCAGAGAGCCGACATCAACACCCAGGCAGCTAACCTGCAAGACCTCACGCTTTCCACTATCGCCAGCAACCTGATGCACTGGGTCAGGGACAACAAGATGGCGAACGAACTCCGCAAAGAAGCGGAACTGGGAGCGCAGTACGCCCTGCAATATGGGTGGACAGCATTCTATGTGGGTTGGGAGCAGCACATCAGCAAGCGGCAACAACCAATCACCATGGAACAGGTGATGATGCTAGCGCAGCAAGCAGGCAGCGAACAACTCGCACAGCTTCCTATGCTGATTGTGGAACAGCCAGATGTGGCAGCTTCCATCATTCAAGCGGCCCTTGGCAACGACCTCTCTGAGTGCAAGAAGATGGTCAAGGAGTTGGCAGCAACAGGAGCAACAAGCTACGACGAAGAGTACGTCTCCCGCAACCTGCCGCTTGTTCAAGCCTTGAAGCCGTGGGACGAGATCATTTTCCCGCCAGAAACCGCAGACTTGCAGCGTAGCAGGGTTATTTTCCGCAGGACATGGATGTCTGAAGTCGAGTTGCGCGAGAAAATTACCACGGAGAACTGGGATCCAGACTGGGTTGAGAGGGCTTTGCAACAGATTGGCAAAAGCAGCACGCTCTACAACATCAACCTGCTCCCCACAACGACCATGCTGGTCTACAACGGGGTCAACTACAACAACATGGTTGAGGTGGTGTATGCGTACCAGAAGAGCCTGGATGGCAATGCTCCCTGCATTTACTACACTGTTTTCTGTCCTCAAGCAGCCAGCAACAGGCGTGAAGACGACGCAAGTTGGGCAATCTACGAGAAACTCGACTACGCGCACGGGGAATATCCCTTTGTAGAGTTCAGAAGGGAGCAATTACGCAGAGCGATTGCAGATTCTCGCGGTATTCCTGAGTTGGCAATGACCGACCAGGACGAAATCAAGGCGCAGCATGATTCAATCCGCGATTACACGGCTTTCGCCACGCTGCCCCCAATTAAGGTGGTCAAACGCATTGGAGCCATCAACAAAGTAGGCCCAGGAGTGCAACTTCCGGTGACGCAGAGGGACGATTACACTTGGATGGAGCCTCCGGCAAGAGAGCCAAGCACGGCGTTCAACCTCATTAAGTCAGTGGAGATGCGCCATGCAGCGTACTTCGGAGTAGCCCACGAACTGGTCAACCCAGTCCGCACGCAAACCTTGCAGCAGTTGCTCGTCAACAACTGGCTCATGAGCTGGAGAGGCGTGTTCCGCCAAGTTTTCGCTCTGTGCGCTCAGTACTTGTCACCACAAGAGATCGCTGCCGTCACTGGAGGCTTCCAGATTCCGCAGAACCTGTCCGCTATCCACAACGAGTTCGACATCAACGTGCGATTCGACGTGAAGGACATGAATCCTGACTTCATCGACAAGAAAATCCAGTTCCTTCAGACCATTAGCCAGATGGACGCTGGCGGAGCAATCGACAAGAACGCTCTTACTCGCATGATGATTCAAGCTGTGGCCCCAGAAGTGGCAAACCAACTCATCGTGAACCAAGCCCAGGCAAGCCAGCAGATGTACAAGGATGTGCAGAGCGACATTGCCAACATGCTTTTGGGCAACGAGGCAATTTACACAGAGAACGATCCGGCAGCACAGACCAAGATGCAGTTTGTGCAGGACATCATGTCGAAGAACCCGAAAGCGCAAGCCGCATTGCAGCAGGACTAGAACTTTAAGGCTCTATTCGACAACTATGTGAAGAACATCCAGATGAGTCTCATGCAACAGCAGAACGCTCAGATTGGTCGCATGGGGGTAAACCAAGTCAATGGATAGTATGACAGAAGAACAGGCTCTAGCATTCAGCTTCACTGGCGAAAACAAGCTATGGGATAACATCTTGGCTGTTGCAGACTCGTACATTGAGAGAGAAGTGATGTACGCCATCGACAAGAATACCTTGGGAGAAGCCAGAACACACGCTGCCGGAAGGGCAGACGGGGCTAATGGACTCAAGGAAACTTTGTTATGGTTTAGAGAAGAAGCCCTTAAAAAAAGAGGGTTGACAGATAAAGATTTGACCGCATAGTGCAGTCACTGCCTCCTAGTCTGGGCATAACAAAACAGGCTTGATTAATGATAGCGGTTCTTGCACCGCAATAAAACAGCATGGAATCAAATGAAACACAGCCTGCGTCGCAGTCGCAGGAGGCAGACAATTCTGCGAACAATGTCGGTTTACTCGATGAGCATTCGCTGAGTGCAATGATCAAAGAGACGTTCCTTTCCGACGAGGGACAAGTGAACGCTCCCGCTAAAGAGGAGCAAACGGCAGAGGAAGATGAAGAGCCACAATCCGAAGAGGATCAGGCTGAAGAATCTGAATCTGAAACGCAGGAGGAGACGGAGGAAGAATCCGAAGAATCCAGCGGCGATGTGTCCAAGGGCGTTCAAAAGCGCATCAACAAGCTTGTTGCCGCCAAGAAAGCTGCCCTTGCAGAAATCGAAGCGTACAAGGAGAAAGTCAGAGAACTTGAAGGCAAGGTCACTGAAACTCCAGCCCAGGTTGCACGGCAGGAAAACATCTCTGAAGCTGTTGCCAAGCTCAACTCTGTTGAAGCAGTGGACGCAGAATGGAGAAAGGCTACCGAAGTGCTGCTATGGTGCGAGGAGAATCCTGATGGCGGGACGATTCTGATGCCCAACGGTGAAGAGACTGATGTGGATGATCAGCAGGTCAGGCAAATGAAGAGACTTGCGCTCAAGCGCAGGGAGATCGAGTTGCCTGCCCGTAGGCAGTACCTGATGGTAGAGCGCGAAGCAGAGGCTCAGACGGTGAAGGAGTTCCCATGGTGGAAAGATCCTTCTACGAAAGAGTACCAAGCAGCGCAGCAGGTGCTCCGCGACTTCCCTGAGATCAAAGCCAAGAGGGCAGACTACAAACACATTGCGGGAATTGTCGTACTGGGACTCCAAGCATACCAAAACATGCAGGGGAAACAGCAACCGACAGCACCCAAGCCCATCAAACGCGCACCAAGCCAACCAGCAGTCAAGGCATCGCCTGTGACCAAGGATAACGGCAAGAAAGCATTTGAGAGCTTCGCTAGAAACAACTCGGACTCAAAACTTTTCTCTGACCTGCTCAAAGCCAAAGGTTTCGTAGACTAGTTCAAATATATGCCAATCCTAACAGAACCCCAATTATCCGGTCGCGGTAAACGCGAAGACCTCATGGACATGATTGCGCTCGTTGACGCACGGGACACCCCGTTCACGTCGATGGCACGCAAAGGCTCCAAGCCTGGAAACATGTACTTCCGCTGGCAAGCAGACTCCAACCCTGGCCCGACCATCGGTGGTATCGTTGACGGCACGGATGTCAGTGCGTACAGCAACTATGTTGTTGGCTACCGCAAAGAACTCGCGAACTACGCGCAGATCTTCCGCCAAACCGTTCGTGTGTCCAAGCTCACGCAGGACATTGCAGACGTTGCTGGAATCCGCGATGAGTTGAGCGACAACATTGCCAAAGCAATCGTGGCCCTCAAGCGTTCGATGGAAGCGACGTTCACATCCGACCAACTTGGTCAGGCAGACAATGGCACGGTTCCTTACCTCACTGCTGGTATCCAAGCATGGATCGGCGGCGACAACATCGGCACTGGGCTGAATATCGGCTCTGGCACGACTTCGCCTTCGTTCGTTACGCCTGCCAACTCGATTGTGTCTGGAGCGAATGCATCCGCATTGACCGACGCAACCGTGCAAGGCTTGCTCAAGTCCATCTACGACGTGACGGGGAACTACAAGTCCTTCGACGCAATCGTTGGGACTGACCTCAAGCGTGCGTT